GAATCCTATAACGCATGGCGCAATGGCAAACTAATTCAGGATGCCTTCCCAAGTTTGTCTGTCATCGAGCGGGAGTTCCTTCAGACTGGCATTACGCCAGATGAATGGGACGACTTCGAACAATACGAGGATCGGCTCGAAGCGTCCGATATGTATGGTCATCACTTCTAAAAGGAGAAGCAAATGTATTTCGTAATCCAACAAGCGTGGTCTCAACGCCTGATCATCCCGATGAATGATGCCACCAGTGCGGCAGTCAGACATCTGTTTGGAGACAAAGCGCAGATGGTCGAAGAATACTATGTCGAAAAAGAAGGATCTGCCTTTGAGCAGCTGCCAAACAAAGTAATCATCGAGATATGGACCAAAGAAAGGGTCGATGAATACATTGATCGTGGATTAGAACACCCTCGAAAGCCACGATAATACCTTCTCTAAGGGTTGCACTTATGCAGTAGATCCTGTATAGGTGCAACTCAAGGAGAATGGATATGTTGATTGGATACTATGAACAGTTGCTCGTATTATGCCAAGGATCAGAAGCCGAACTGAGACGGGCGTGTGCAAAGTCTGGTGTTCCAAGCAGCACTTTTTATAGGGCCAAGCATGGTCAAGAACTGCGATTCAGCACCGCCCAAAAGATCGCCAGCCATATTCAAAAATACCATAGCGATCCCGACCAAAGTCTATGTGAATCATCCGACCCCAATGGAGGTGGAGTTTTACAAAGAGATGATAGGCCAGCTGATTCAGGTTCGTAAAAGTAAAAAGATCAGTCAAGAAAGTTTGAACGCCATGCTCGGCGTTACAGATGGACAAATTAATAAGTGGGAATGTGGCGCTCGGCTGCCGTCCTCATTCAATCTTATGTGCTGGTGCAATGCCTTGGGTTTAAAAATTAACTTAGAGTCTATCAATGGCTAAGAAATTAAGCGTCTCCACATCAGGCACAGGTCGTCGACCTATGCGTTCCAAGTATAACGCCAATGGGAGGCATGTCGATGGGCATTGGTTTGCCAGTGACGCAGAGGCTCAGAGATATGAGCAACTGAAAGAGATGGTAGATCAGGGTCTAATCGACCGCCTTGAACTGCAACCAGAATATAAAATCTCTATTAAAAACAAACACATAACTACATATCGAGGCGACTTCAGATATGCAGTTATGGAACGTGGACAAATCAAGAGTGTCATTCTTGAGGATGTCAAGGGTATGATAACGGATGTATATGTCATCAAAAAGAAAATGGTTGAGGCAGAATATGGCATAGAGATCAACGAGATACCCGCATCTAAGATCAAACAATGGGTCGGAAGATACCCGCATATGGAGTAAAGGATGTCGATTGAGGCACTTAACTGGGCGCTCAATCTGCAACTAGACAAGCCAGTATGGAAGGCAGTGCTGATCGGGATAGCAAACCATGCTAACCCGAACGGACAGGCTTGGCCTAGTGTTGCACGATTGTGCCTATATTCTGCATTTAGTGACAAAGCTGTTCGAGCAGCTATCAAACAGATGATTGCTGAAGGCTGGCTCCATCAAGAGTTACGGTCTGGCACTACGCCTGTATATACTTTGTGTATGCACAAAGGGTATCCCCCTGAGAGGGGGACTCCCCCTGTGGAGGGGAGAGACCCTCCCCCTGACGTGCACCCTAACCATAATAGAACCATCAATAAAAATAATAAGAGGAAGATGTCTTCCGATTGGATGCCTACTGTTACGATGATCGAGTTTGCCCATGCCAATGGGATGGAAGCAAGGAGAGTGGAAGATGAAGCAGACAGATTTAGGGACTACTGGATCGGCACTGGTAAACCAATGGCAGATTGGGAAGCCACTTGGAGAAACTGGATCCGGCGCAATCGTGGAATACAAGGATCGAGATCCTCAGGATTCATTGATAGGAATTCCAGAGTGGCTTCTCAAAATCGTTCCCGCCTCGACAATGTTGCTAGTGAGCTGGCTCAATATGAAGCGACGACTGCCGGAGACCATCAACAAGTCGGAGGCAGCGGAGCAATTGGAGAAGGCACACGCCTCCTTATTCATGGCTCTGCAACCAACAGAACCAGCCAAGATTCTTAAGGCAATGGAAGCAGTGGCATCTGTATTCAACGCCGCTTTGCCAGATGAGTTGGGCATCAAAGTTTATATTAGTATCCTAAAAGATATGCCTCATGTTGCACTGCAAAATGCTTGCGTATCTGTGTGTGCAACACACAAATATTCCAACATGCCTTTGCCGTCCGCCTTCCTCAGTGCAGGCGGTCCGTCAAAGTCATTGTTGGAAAGCACAAAAGAAAGAGTGCGACTTGCAATAAATAACTTGAACACAATGCAATAATGCAGTAGGTTATCTACATCCAAAAGGAGAGAGCAATGGATAGAATAGGATACATCGGTGGGTCCGATGCCATGCGTATTATGGCTGGCGACTGGGTCAATCTCTATCTTGAGAAGACTGGTGCCAAACAACCAGAAGATTTGTCGGGCAATTTCCAAGTCCAACTTGGAAAACATACAGAGAAATTTCACATTGAATGGGTCATGAAGAAGCTAGGTTATAGTTGGTCAATGCCCCAAGATACATGGAAATCAAATAAATATTTTTATATGCAGGGTCACTTCGATGCGTGGATACATGACCTTGATACATTCATCGAGGTAAAACATTCAAACGAATGGATGAGCGCATCGGACAAAGCTCGATATTATATGCCGCAGTTGCAGCATTATCTTTATATAAGTGAATGTCCGTTCTGCTACTTCTCTGTAATCAGAGGTAATCAAGATCCAGAATATGTAACAGTCAAAGCAGACGATGAGTATCAAGCGCAGCTGGTAGAACGCATCAAGTTATTCTGGTGGCACATTGAGAATAAGACAGCACCTATTGGTGATGAGGTTCCTATCTCAGAACAGGAGGCAGATAGGAAACTTGCAGAGAAAGTTCCTGTAAATAATCTTAAGAAGATGGACATGACCAAGAACAATCAATGGGCTGTCTATGCCAAACAATATATCGAGACCGCACCTTATGTTGACCAACATGAGGAAGCAAAGAAGGCACTCAAAGAATTGGTCACATCTAATATAGGTGAAGCCTATGGACACGGCATTACAATCAAGCGCGACAAGCGCGGTTCATTGCGGTTCACAACAAAAGGAGAAGATGAATGATAGGAGATTTATTCGGTGACGCATTGATGCAAGTGCAAGCACTATCAATCAGACTGCATCGCAATCAAGATCACGATACAAGTATAGCAGCAGCAGAAGCAATTGCTCCTAAAATAAACGAGATCCAATCTCAGGTCTTGGCTTATGCAAACAATCGACCTGATGGATTTACAGATGTTGATCTGAATAAATTCTTTAACTGCACTGGCTCAACATTCCGGACACGCAGAAAGGAACTCGTCGAGAAGGGATTGATTGTTAACAGTTGGAAAAGAGAGAGGATCAATGGGCGTATGCACATTGTATGGATATCAAAGGAGTTTCTATGACGCTCAATGAAATGGAGCATGACTATTATGATCTTGCTATGGATGCGGCACGATCAACTGATGTTCACTTACAACGACAAGGATTAAAGCATCTTGCAAAGATCCTGCAACATCAGAAAGAAACCAATGCCGAGACAGATGCTCAAATTGATTTGGCATTAACACCAGAACAGAAGGCGATACTTAATAGATCGACCTTCCATATTATAGGAGAGAAGCAATGAATATCTATCAACGCCTTGCCAAAGTCATGGGTGAGGTTGACTATATCCAGAAAGAAAAGAAACAGGGTATGCGCTATAGCATTGTCAGCCACGATGCTGTCACTGCCAAGGTGCGCCCCATTCTTCTCAAGCATGGCATCGTCTATCACATCTCTGATCTTTGGTATGAACAAGTTGGCAACCGAACCCAAGTTAAATTGGTTGTTACATTCGTCAACGTAGATGAACCATCAGAACAAATTGATTCTCATTCAATTGGATTTGGTATCGATGACCAAGACAAAGGCGCAGGGAAAGCGATCTCATATGCAGTCAAGTATGCACTCCTCAAGACGCTCGGCCTTGAAACGGGTGATGATCCCGACGAAAATCAAGACGCAGTATTCGATAACCCGCTCGTCACCCAAATCAAAACTGCTATTGATCTTGCATCAAGCAAAGAAGATCTTGCTGAAGTAGCACAAACAATCAAGTCTGAATCAGACAAACTTGATAAAGGAACCCTTGCTGCTTTACGTGCAGCATTTGCCAAGAAACAAACTGATCTTAACAACAGATAAGGAGAGACTATAATGTATGCATCAATTCAAATCGTAGGCAATCTTGCCAACTTCGAAGTAAAACAATCTGGAGAAAAAACATTTGCCAAGTTTTCGGTAGCCACAAGTAGCTGGTCTAAAGAAGGTGGCAAGAAAACAACATGGTATAATGTCGTCTGTTGGAACGGACGAACCGCAGAGTTTCTTGCCGACAAGGTTGGCAAAGGAACAAAGGTATTTGTTACTGGCGAATTGCAACAGCGCACATATACAGACAAGAACGGAGCAGAGAAAACGGCTCTCGAAGTTATTGTCAGTGCATATAATGGAACCATTCTGATCCTTTCAGAATGGGCTGGCGGTTCGTCAGAGCCAGCAATCACAGATGATGAAGTCCCATTCTAAGGAGAGAATGATGAATACCTATGATCAATTGACGGCTCAGTTGGTTGACATGGTTGACTCAGCTACGGGGGAATGGTCTCCCCCGTGGCGCATGAGCGGCCTCGAATGTCACCAGAACGCAAAGACATTACGCAGATATCAAGGCATGAATGTGCTAATGCTTTGGCTCACACAGATGAAGCACTCTTATTCCTACCCTGTTTGGGCTACGCTCAAGCAATGGAACTCGATGGGTGCGCGAGTAAAGAAAGGATCAAAGGGAACAGCGGTTGTGTTCTACGATCAATACCGTAAGCAAATAAACGGAGGGGAAGATGAAGTATCTTACTCAATTGCTAAGACGCACTATGTCTATAATGCAGATCAGGTCGATGGGTTTGAACTACCGCAACGACCACCGCTTACCAGTCACGATAACCTTGATGACATCGAGAAGTTTATTAAAGATACAAAAGCAGACATCAGGATACAGGGTGAACGAGCATTTTATGTGCCATCACAAGACTTCATAGCAATGCCAGACAAGGGATTGTTTCCTCATGTTGAGCATTATTATTCAGTCATGTTCCATGAACTGACGCATTGGACAGGTGCAAAGAACCGACTGGATCGCGAACTCAAAGGCAAAGGTTTCCGCACGGACTATGCGTATGAGGAACTTGTTGCAGAACTTGGCGCTGCTTTTTTGTCGGCAGACTTTGGTATTATCAATGCAGTCAAGGATGACAATGCAAAGTATCTAAAGGTATGGCGCGATGCAATGAAGCAAGACAGTAAGATTATCTTCAATGCAGCATCCCAAGCAACCAAGGCTGTAATGTATTTGCATAGTCAGCAATACTATACGGATCTTGAAAATCAAATGACGGAGTTGGCAGCATGATTCTCGTTAAAGATTGTGCAGAAGTTGTCTCTCATATTCTTCAGGTAACTGTGCAAGATATTTATGGAGAGCGAAGACAAGCGTATATTGCCGAGGCTAGGCATTATGTTTATTGGCTTGCAAAAAACTATACAAAGTTTTCCTATCCTCGAATTGCCAGAGCCATGAAGAAAGATCACTCCACTGTTATTCATGGCGTGCAGAAGATTGATCGACAACTTGCAAACAAAGATGATAGAACTGTAGTTTTATGCAAACAATTACAAGAAGAACTTGATCGCAAGTTTGGAGATGTCGATGAGAAAATTATTGCAGACTGTCATGAGAATGAAATCAAAGAACTTCTCCCAGACCTTGCAATGCAACTCTATACCTACGCAAAGCAACTCAGAAAGGACATGCAAAATGAAAAATCAATTGCTGAATGAAGCCGATAACATTATGCAAGAGCGTGCCAAAGTTTATGGAGATTATCGAAGCAATCTCCAACGCGCTGCGGCAATTGCCTCGATGATTAATGGCAAACACTTTACATCATATGATGTTGCCACAATTCTTATGGGTCTAAAGTTTGCTCGTATCCGTGAGCAAAAGAACCATCATGATTCATGGATCGATGGCATTAACTATATGGTCATGGCAGAGAACCTGTCAAAAGATAATGTCGAGAATGAAGTCATTGAACTCGCATTGAAAAGGACAGCGAATGACATCGCTTCATCCATTTCTTCATGATCCATTCCTGTTATTTTTAGGATTGATCTATGCCGGAGCACTTATTGTTTGGCTTCTTTCTATGAGAGGATAACATGAACAAAAGAAAACTTTTAATAAGAGATCGTTATGCAGATCCTATTACAATGGATCATGTCATAGAGTTAAGAAAACAACTTGAGCAAGTAACTAAAGAAAGAGACAACGCATTAAGTATGTGTGTTGAATTGGCTCGGCAAAAGAAACAACTCAATGATAAAGTCTGGTCATTGACAGATCAAGAAAAGAGAGAGAACCCATAATGCTAGATAGGTTTAATAGATATGCGGCTGGCAATCGCATCGTAGTGAGAGCAAGAAACCGTAAGGTATTGAGCAAGTTTCTACTTGGAACAATTGTCAGAGCCACACCACAATTTGTGTATGTCGAGATGGATGCCAATGGTAACATCCGTAAATTCAAAAGGGATCAATTGATTGCTACGTGAGAGGGACATAAAAGATTTTGTGGCTCGGCTTGGTGGTCATGTCTTAAGTATCCATGTCAGCCGACATTACAAGGTGGTTGCATTGTTCGGGAAAAAGATAATAAAATTTGTCCATCCTAAAACCCCGAGCGATTATCGAGGACTAAAAAATCTGGAGAGCCATATTAAAAAGCAACTGAAATGATACCACGCATTGCATTATTTGTTCACGATCCAGAAGCAAGTCGAGAGTGCGCTGATGCCATGATCGAAGTGCTATCTGGATCATTTCAAATTGTAACCTTTAACGAAGGAGAGTTTGATGATGTTCTTAGAGAAGCTGACATCGTGGCTTTCGGGGGCGGTATTGGGGATGCTCAAAAATATTATGACTTCTTCAACCGCAGCCGAGGAAATTCTGTGGCTGACTTTATATCTAGTGGTGGGAAGTATCTTGGTATTTGTATGGGGGCATATTGGGCTGGTCGGAATTATTTCGATCTACTCGATAACCTCAATCCTGTTCAATATATTAAAAGACCCTTGGCAGATGTTAAACGATCATATCAGACTGTGGCTCATATTACGTGGCTGGGTGTAGAAACCGATATGTTCTTTTATGATGGTTGCACATTTGAGGGTGATGGCAAAGCGCAGATTATTGCTCGATATGCAAACAATGATCCAATGGCAATCATTCAAGGTCGCGTTGGCCTGATTGGTTGCCATCCAGAGAGCCAAGAGAAATGGTTCTCAAAGAAATATCTACAGAAGCATTGGCATCGAGGCGCTCATCATGAGTTGCTGTTGTCATTCACAAAGAAACTTATGAGGGAAAAATAATGGACATAGTTGAACGATTGCGAAACTTTGAAACTACTAATGTTGATCTTCTTTTCTTAAAGAACGATGCGGCATTGGAAATTGAGCGGTTGCGGGAAGCGTTGCAGAAGATTGATGAATTGAAACCGGATGTAGAATTTGGCGCTGTTCCGATTGAAACTGCACAACGTATTGCCCGTGACGCACTGAAGGGGAAAGAGTGATGGCAAGCGTTCTCATCAGCCTTGAGGAATATCAAGAATTGAAAGATGAAATTGAGCGGTTGCGGGAAGCGTTGAAAAGCATAAGTAAAATTCCCAACAGTGAATCGGCTTACAGTATTATTCAAACATTTGTAATTGATGCGTTGAATGAGAAAGAAAAATCGAATGATGGTCAACCAACAGAGCAAGAAGAATGGCGAGACTTTGATCCTGATTGTTAAACAATCCAATTGCCACGGAAGACAGGGCGACCGTCAATAAGTTCAACTGTCTCCGGTGGCATCATGATCCCATTTCTAAATGTTACTACAACAAACCCTGATTGAGAGCGAGATGTTGAACCTTCCGCATACTCAAATGCTTTATGAGATGGATCGCCAAGCATACCGCACTCAATGCCCCAATGGGTTCCATTGCGGTTCCTTACTGCGGTTACTTGTAACTGATGGGTATGTCCCGTCACTGTTGATATGCCTGAGTGCAGAGCGCTGTTCCATCCAGCATGAATCCCGCTGCGGAACCGATGGCGAACCTCAAGATTGTTAATCATGGTTGCCCAGCAGAATTTCCATTCTGGGAACCGATCACTCAATCGACCAGCGTAGTCATCCAATTCAGGTGCATTGTTGGCAAGGTAATTGTCCACGCGCTGATCGTGGTTGCCCATTGTCCATATACGTTCAGCTGGTTTGTATAGTGTATCAATCCATTTGTGAGCGGCATTAATCTCGGCTGTCAACTTGGGCGCGTTCTGTCCAAGTAATGAACCATGACGGCTGACACGCGCACCATCGAGGATGTCACCATTCAATACAATGGCTCTTGGTTTAAGTTCCCTGCTTAACCGAGCAAAGGCTTTCATCATTATGGTTTCATTATGAGGCCAGATATGAGCATCAGATCCAATTAAAACCGTGCCATTATCAATCTCAATTTCATGGAATTGAGGGAGTGTCCATTCATGAGATGGACTATTGTTGGCTTCAATAAACAATTCAGGGAATAATTGTTTAGCCCTATCAATTCGACTACCAACAGTATTTCGGCTTAACTTCATCCGTCTGGCTGCTGCTGCTATATTACAATCTGCGCTATACCAATGGCGGATTGTATCTTCAGCAACTTCTTTAGCCAGTGAGGGAGTGCTCATCAATCATCTCCAATGATTTGACTTGAACGCGAGAAATACGGTTCAGCCATCCACGACCAAAGCGGTCGAAGGTATCAAGACGGTGAAGGTATTCAATACGTTCTTGGGTAAATGCTCTAACAAAATCATCAGGATGCATAGCGTTGATTTGCTTTAGTGTAATTGTCCCAATAAGGCCATCAACACTAACGCCAGCGGCAAGCTGAGCAAACCGAGAAGCACGGGTAGCACCAGAATTAACAGCGCAATCAAAGACACAGTAATCAACTCCAATTGGCAGCTGATCAGCTTTGATATAATCCCAATAGTTTTTCTTATAGAGAGGCCGTACGTCTTCAGGAGTTAATGCTTTAATCATCTCGACGGTTGCAGGGTATCGAACCCAACTTGACCATGTGCCAAGAGTAACTCCTAGATTAGTAGCGCCGCCTCTGTCTTTAGGATCATTTACAAAGCCGCCCTCGTCCTTCAGCAAAAGCTGAAAGCATCTCTCAAAATTATCTGCTGACATTATTTATTATCCGTGTGAACGTGAGAAGATCCAAAGTAATAACTGAGGACCAGCATAAGTGCGCCATCGAGGGTTCCAAGAACACGGGCAATCAACTCTCTCATCGATGCGTCGATGACATTATTGAGCATATACCATTGGACAATCGTCCATGCAACCACAACAACCAAGGCCAACATACGAGGTGTGATGTCTTTGGTTTGGATAGCATAATTTCGAGCACTATCCCGATCTGCTACTGCAATCCGTTCAAGATCAATATCAAGAGATTTCATTTGAACCTTGAAATCATTATCAATTTTCTTGAGAGCGGCAAGCTGATCCGCAGTCGGGTTGGCAAGGGCAGCCTTTAATTCGTCTTCTGTCCCATCCTCATGACCAAAGAGAGCAGACGATAGAGCCTTAACACCAATGCCCCACATAGGGCCGCCAAGGGCTGTGGCAATCGTAGGAGCGACCGACTGGAGAAGTGGTCCAAATGTCTTGAGAAGATCCATATTACTTACCCAATGCCTTGAATAACATATCGACAATGAATCCAAACGCAACGCCGACAAGCATAAGCAAAGCGCCAGCGCCCTTCCAACGATTAACGGCAGCTGAAATAGATTTAAGTTCAGCTTTTACCTCAGCCATGTCACGATGAAGATTGTCCACTTGCGCTTCTAGCCTGCCAATTTGTTGGTTGAGTTCATCAGTCATGGGTCACCTATTATGTTGGACGAACAGGCCAAGACATTGTCGTGGCAGTGCTTACAAAAGATTCAATATCGGTTGCAGCATTCAGCGCAGTCTTGTGGGTAGCAGCGGCAGACCGAACAGCAGAACGATAGGTAGCCCAATCAGCGGGAATGTCTGTGCCAGTCTCTTGCTTCCGAACCACCATCCAATCTGATGGGAGAAGCATCGTATAGGCCATGTCATCTACGCGACGGTTCCACTCGGTCTTCAGGTCATCAAGGTCTTTAGGAAGGCCAGCGTCCCAATAGAAGCGGTCGTCATAGCGCACCGGATCAGCGACCTCGGTGATACCAGCAGCAGCCTTTTCTTCAGCCGTTGATAGGCGGAGCCAATTAGCCGGATACTTTACACCATTATAAGTGAAAGCTACGTCGATCTGTAATGGTGAACCATTAAGTAAAAACATTATCGTGCCCTCGAGTAGTTGAACGGATGCTCGGCAAATGCCGCATAGATGTAGGTTGACCCGTTTGTGTTGTTATGCCCACCAGCATGAACGCCACGAATCTTAAACCCATTTGAAAGTTCATCAATCATAATTGATGTTGAAGTTCCTTCGGCCCCAGACGAGGAAGGATCAAGTGTCGTATCATCTACGTTAAAAGTTTTTCTAGATGTATCGTGAAGATTCCATACAGTTCCGGCCGTCGATGCGTTTTTGTAAAGAACCCAACGTGGCCTAAAGCCCGTGTAAATAAACGGTCCATCAGCCGATCCATTGCCCGTGTATGATCCAAATGCGCTATAACCACGGACTGCGGAGAAGCAGTAGGCGACATAGGTTGCACCACTGATGTTCGTAACAGTAGCATCTTGGACAGAAAATACTGTTGATGTTGGAGCCGTCGATGCAAAGTAGGTAGAGCCACCAAACGCATTTGTTCCGTTCAACAAGCCAGCATTTGCCCATCCTGCACTTACATGACCAACGCCCCAATTCACTGCATTACTTCTTGATTTTACGATAATCATAGAAGGAGCAACACCTAATCCATGTCCTATCGTTGGGCTTCCTGATCCTGTTCCAGTATAAGTCACAATACTAAACCCAGCAGACGGATTAGCCGACACGGTAGATGTGATGGTGCCAGATGTGTTGGTTACGCCTGTGCCGCCGCCCTTCCATGACCACCCAACATAAGTCACACCGCTAGCGTTTACATGCTGTGCTCCACTTGATCCCGTTGCGACAGTGAAGCCGTTCGCATCAAATGAATTTATATGACCATATACAGAGTTGGCACCATTTTCAGCTTCTGTCAGCGATGAATACAGTTTCTTGGAAGCGCCCGTTCCACGCACTGTGTCTTGCAATGAGTGCTGATACCCAACGCTTCTATCTTTGATCCAAACAAAGTCAGGACTAAATGAAAGATTGGATACAACCGCTTTTGGCGTAGTTGCGTCACCAGTCCATAACGATGCCGCCATATACTGTGCGCCATTAGCAATGCTTGGTGCTGGTAAGTTATATGTATTCAGCGCATTGAAGCCAGTTGGCGGGGTGTAGGAGAATGGGCGTTGGCCGAAGTTAAGCGACCATCCCGGACGATTCCAAGTTGCCGATTGTGAAAACGTCACAAAATACTGCGATGTTGCAGATGGCTTTGTAAATGAAGTTGTTGATCCAACCTGAGTCCCATTTACATAAAATGAAACTTGGCTATTATCTAAATCCAAAGCAATAGCATAAACTGTATTTTGAGAAGTAGTGATGCTAGAAGCAACAGTAGTTGCAGCATTGCTGCCCGTTTTGAAAAATGCAACTGCTGTATTTGGATCAAACCCAATAAACTGATCATTGCTTGTTGTAAGGTTATTGGTAGGACCGCCGTTCCATGAACCAAGTGCTATAGTTGGAGTTCCAAATCCAAACCCACGTTGGTTTGTAGTTGCGTTTAATTTTGTTCCTTCAATATACCATTTGCCAGAAGAAACTCCTATTGTTGACCTAAAACCAGCGCTATTTCCATCCCCTGCGGAACCATCTGTAGTGTCGCCAAAATTTAAATTACCAGCTACAAGAAAAGAAGAACTAGATCCACCGCCTAAATCCAACCGATTGATGACCGCATAATTACTCGCACTCGCACTCACCGTAGGCGAGTCAATCATGCTGTCGTATGTCGTGCTTGTTTGAACAGCGCCGTTATAAGACAATATAATAACGCCAGAGCCGCCAGCTCCGCCTGTGCCGCCAAACTGACCGCCTCCACCGCCTCCACCTCTATTAGCGGTTCCAGCACCACCTACTGAACCGCCGCCGTTTCCGCCTCCACCATTTCCACCAGTTCCATTCGATGCACCAACGTTACCAGCACCGCCTCCACCGCCGCCGCCGTAGTAAACAGATGTTCCAGTAATGCTCGATGCAATACCAATTCCGCCATTACCAGCGAATTGATCTGTATTAGTTGCATTGGTTCCAGCCGCACCAGCACCGCCGCCGCCGCCGCCAGCACCGTTGACATGAAGAAACCCATAGCCACCGCTATTACCTTGACCAGAAGTGCCAGCACCTCCAGCTTGTCCAAGACCGCCTGAGCCACTGCTTGAACGTCCGCCGCCGCCGCCTGAGCCGCCACTGCTACCGGCTTGTAATCCAGAACCGCCTTTACCACCGCCGACTGCTGTTAACCCAAACATAGTAGAATTTGAACCGCTAGTAGCAGCAGCACCGCCAGCACCTACGGTTAATGAATAAT